CTATGAAATTTTTTCGGCATATTGATTTGTTGACGCCAATTCCACGCCGAGAATTGGATCTATATGATGCGGTTCGTTCGGTTTAAACCGTCCAAATTTAACAATAATGTTTGGAAACTTTTGGAATTGTTCAATTTTATCTAAGATTTCCGATTTATAGTAACCGGAATATAGGATAATATCGGACTCGGAATATTTTCTCAAAATAGAAATGAAATCCAGCACATCGTCAAAAGAATCAATCGGTTCCATTCCACCCATAACAACAGATTCAGAAATTGGATTATCTAAATACCGTTGAACGAGTTTTTCGGTTGAAATCTCAATAATCGGCTGTTTTGCAAGAGAACTATTCTGACAACAATGGATCCCGCACTCCTTTTCACATTTAAATGTGCAAAATGGAAGTGCCAAGAATAGGGACGGTTTTTTATAATTTACAAAATCTTCATCAATTAAATCAATTATTTTCATCTTCGATTGCCTCATCATAAACAATATTTTGTAAAACATTTCCGTCCATGTCAACTTCAATATAATGAGTCTTGTTATCACTTTTAGATTGATACTTTAAACAAATCGTATTGCGTTCCACGTTGTAATTCGGTGAATATTTTTTAAAATATTTAGCTTCTCCTAAAAGCCGATATAAAACCACTTTATCAAAATCTTCATCTACACCAAGCCAAATGGGCTCATAATTATAAGTAATTACCGCCGTCCAACGAGGACTATTTTTATTTTGTCTTTGAACACCAGTAACGCCAGAACTATTAGTGCATTTCTTTCCCATATTCATTGCATTTTGATGCGCAGAAACTGGTCGTAGATTAATTTTTCTATTATCTAATCTATTGTGGTTTTGATGATCAAAATGACTTTCAAAATCATTAAATATCACATTAGAAATATCCACTCCGTTTCCGGGGTCTATTCCTTTTGTAACACAATACCCATAACTTTCATACCATTTATAATCCTTAATTTTTTCAACATCCTCCGCATCAATAATGGACTCACATTTATAATTTTGATTTTTATCTTTAATAATTATTTTAGCAATATCGCCCTCAATAATTATTTCATTTCTATCATAAATAGTGGAAGTAATTATTTTTCCATATCGATACATTTGATTATAATGTCGTTTACAATAAGAACGTCCGTGAAGATTATGTGTATTTTTTGTTTCGCCACAAATTACACAAGGTAATAATTTTTGCGGTTTATATGGTACTTTATGAACGGAACAAAAAAGTTCGTATAAATCATTAACATTTAAAAATTTACGCAATTTATCCGTTCCGCATCCAAGTTTTTCCGCCATTTCCTTTTGATTCTTGCATTCGTAAATTGCTGCTTTTACTTCTTCTTTATCCAATTTGATTCTTTCCATTTTGGATACGTCAAAATTATTCACAATCTACACCTCATAAATATTGATCTTCTCCAACTTTATACCACATTCTATTTTCATATTCATTCTTACGATCTTTTGAATACGAAGATGTCGCCACCAAATATCCAACTATGCGACTTGCTTCATCCACCTTCGGTCTTCCGCAAATCGGACACACTTCTCCGAAAAATGTATGCTGCTTTTCACATAAAGAAAGTTTTGGATTAAAAGCAAAATAAATTACGCCGCTATTAGCAATATGATTAAGAAGCTTCCAACTCTCCTCTTCCGTAAGTCTGGCGCCCTCGAGAGAGATATGGAGTATCTGACCGCCGCCAGCCTTCTTATCAAGAATGGAGGCAAGTTTAATTCTCTCATTAATACTGCATTTTGCCATCAAACTCGTCCACTGGTTGGAATAAATGAATTCCTCGTTTCTGTGATAAATAATATTATCTTTTTTACACAATTTTACATTTGCAGATTCAGCCGGAATAATTTCCAGAGATACATTATAATCATAACCAGCAGAATCCTGTAATTCATTAACCGTGTCCATAATCTTGCAAGCGAACTTAACACCTTCGTCCGTGTAACTAATACAACCGAGGTCGTCTGTTTGGGTCATACCCATATACTTAATTGCTTCAAACATCGCCGTCAGTCCATTTGTAGTGGTTTGTTTCTCAAGGTTAATAACATTATATGAATAATTTGGGAGAAGGCCCTTTTCAATATTCCTTTTAATGATATATCTAACTCGATCCAAAACAAGCATATTTAATTTTGTTCTGTCTTTTAAAATTTTGATAAACTTTGCTTTATCTCCGCCAGATTCTAGCGCAACTCTCATCAAATTAATTGTGCTGACTTTCACGGAACCTATTTCTACAAGGCTACCACCAATACTAGATTGAAACTGCTTCTGTTTTGACAGATCGTTGAGCATCCGGCAACATGATGCGAGGTTTGTAACAGAATCGCCTACATAAAAATTACTATCATACCATTCGAGATTTTGCTTATTGCACCAACGCGCGAATTCTTCGTCAACAAACTTGCCATTCTGGAATAGAAGAGAATATGTATAAACAGGAAATGTATGAAAGACTTCGTGACGAATCGCCGCTTCGGTTTGCATATAAACTTTTTGATGTTCAATAATATCTTCAATATGGTCGATAACATATGAACCATCTGGGAGCTGTCTGTCTCCAAATATCTCTGTCAAATAGTTGCGATCCATAATAATTAAATTTGTATAGGCGGATTGAATTATTCTAGTGTGTATTTGGTTGACCTCGAAGATAAATTGCTGGAACATTTGTCTTCTATAATATTCCGGATCTTTTAAATAATATCCTTCTTGAACATCTTTGTTCCAAAAATACCATGTGTACACAAAAAAGCTCGGAAGAGCACATGCACCAGCAGTTCTATTGGATACCCATACAATAAATTCTCGAAGATGGGCCATAAATGTCGTTAAATGTTTCGGAGGTTCAGTATTGCTTTTTGGCAAAAAATACAATCCTTTTTCTGCTAAATTTTGAAGCTCATAAGCATAACAATTATGAATTAAGATATTGTTGCATACAAAAGTGTGAGATGTTGTGGATAAATCATAAACAACCTTAGAGGGTTTATATGTTATATCGCAATCCCTAACTCTAACAACACCCATATCGCAAATGTAATTCTTATTCGCCATCTTTTCATCATATTCAAAACAATTATATTGTGTCTGAATTTTAATTGACGGCAGGGATTCAAAAAACTCACGATCTCTATTCATATTTACATTGGCAGAGTACATCGGCTTTGTTTGTTTAATTTTTGCGTTCTGACTTTGAATGTATGGGTATCGGCTCCCAAAATATACCCCAAAATGAAGACCTATGGTTCTAATTTGGTTGATAAGGGTTCTTGACGTCATTCTGATCATACATTGTTTACCCTGAGAAATTGTACCATCTCCGTCAATAATTCCTGCTAAAAACGCCTTCAAAAATACCTCATTAAAGTGCACGAAATCCTCACACAAGCGCTTTTCATTACAATAACGTCCTCTGAAAAGTTTATGCAATTTTCTCTCCCAATTATTATCTCCGTTTGTCATCCTAATTACGGTGTCATCTTTATAAAACTTATATGGAATGGAGTATTTATCCAAAATAGAACAAATTTTCTGCCACTGTTGCGGAGACTTCTCTTTACTTTGACAAATTGACATTTGCCCACCCTGCTCATATCCTTCAGCCAGATAAAAACCAAGCAAATATCCGAAATCTTCATTTAATTCCAAGCCATTATATGTATAAATTGAATTAGTAAAAATATCATTAAATGTTGCAAAACACTCTGTTTCGTTTTCTTCCAAATCGGATGCGGGAATCTCTCCGCTGGCACAGATAAACTTATGGTCAGAAGTGGTAATAATATTAGAACCATTATACAACTTCGTAAAAATAAAGTCATTTTCCGACTGTTTCTTAGAGATTGTCCATACTTTAGTATATCTTGATATGCAAGAGTCTCGATCGAAATCTTGAACCATTAAATTATATGGTTTTTTATAATAAATATCTCTTTCTCGATCGTATTCTTCTGGTTCGCACACTAAAGAATAAATATCTTCCAGCGAAGCATCGATGTGTTTGCCATCCAAAACAAAAGAGCAACATTCTTGCGGAAGTACACAATACGAATAGAACGAAGAAGATGGAGCATCGTGCATATAAAGAGCTCCAGAAAATTCATCTTCTAACCATTTATTAGCAACTTTTTTACCATACTTTTTCTTAATTTCATAGTAAATTTTGTTAAAACTCAACAATTTTGAGTGCGGTTTGTTCATTTCATCTAACAAACCACGAACATCCTTCGAATTAGCATTAGCATTAGGATCGATTGTTGCGTCGGCAACATTGTCGCTGTCAATAAAATTGTCAATAAAATTTGTATAGTCCAGTTGTTCCGAAGCAAAACCATTGATTTTTGTAATTTCTTCTCCATACTTTGTTTCAAGTTTTTTTAATTCTAACTCAAAATCATTATCAAGATTAATGCTAATTTCCATATGTCACGCCTCCAAATTATTAATCCATTTTACTGCTTCACCAAAATTCATTGCCACTCCATCGACTTCTAACATTGGAGCGTTTTCAAACCCCTTTGATTGCATAATTTCAATATCTCTGCAATCTTCAAAAGCAACATTTTTTGCCTTTAGCTTGCTTTCAAGCACGCGGCATTTTGGACAATCAATTGTATAAAATACGACTTTCATTTCCAAATTACCCCCGTGCTTCCAAATCCACCGGAACGCTCTGATCCATTTTCTTTCTGCGAAAGGAAACGATCGTCGTCCACGATCAAATAGCGCGTAAATACGCACTGGCTGATCCGGTCTCCAATTTTTACCTCAAACGGCTCATCTCCATTATTAACCAAACAGACGCCAATATTTCCGAAATTTGTTGAATTACCATAATATGATGCGTCTATAATCCCCGTACAGTTTCTCGGTACAATACCTTTCTTACAACCAAGACCAGATCTCGCAAAAATAAACATTACATTATCAAAAAACATTGTCGCACAAACGTCTGTCCAGAACACATGCGACTCTCCCGGCTGAAGCACATAATCCTCTTTTGAATGAAGATCATATCCAGCGCTTCGCGAATCGCTTCTCTCCGGGAGCCTTGTTTCCACATTCGGAAACACTTTAAATTCTTCTCTTACTTCTTCAAACTTTCTCATTAAAATCCTTCTTTCTACCAAGGGAAATTTATGCTTCCTCAGTAATTATAATTATATCACAAATTCACTCTTTTGTCAAGAGCTTTGCTAAAATCTTTATCGAATATAACTTTTTAATTGTTTATAATGTATTTAATATTAATATAATCCTATAATATATACATAATAATAATAAATATAAACTAATATTAATTTATCTATTCCCGCCCGCCACCCCTATTATACAGGGTATCGGTTATTTTGTCAAGTAGTTTGTAAAAAAAAATAAAAAAATTTACCCAGAAATACATAACGTTAATTCATAACCATAGCCTAACATTCCATTTACTTTGACTTTCGTTATAAATAAAGCAGGAACAGCATTGCCATTAGAATTAACATATTTACTAAAAAATGCATCAGGAGTAGACGAATCATCTAAATAATAATTTAGATAAACTGGACATGTAAATGTTTCTCTGTAATATCCTCTTGCTACATACAAAATACTAAACATTTTTGCCCAAGTTAAGCTATTGCTTAATCCAGAAACGTTAGACAAATCTATATACTTATATTTATCTTTAAATGATGAATAACTATCATAAAATGTTGATGTTATTTCAGACGTTGGATCTAAAGCACCGCTAAAACTGAAATTTTCTGATATGATATTCATAATACTTGTTCCGGCTGGTCCTTGCGGACCCGTAGGACCGATAATAGCCGGTATGTCAATCCAATTTCCACCAGTGTCTTTTACTTTTAATATAGCAGACATTTATTACCTCCGTATGTTTATATTTTTAAATAGTTAACGAGTCACCCCATGAAAAAGTAAGTCTATAATTCCCCGCCTTTAGAGGGACATTTGTAGAAGCTTGAGAACGAACAACTCCATTTTCTAATAAAATTATTGCTCCGTTTTGATCTGTGTTGGTAGAATAGATACCTTTGTTGGAAGTGATTATCTCATAAGCATTATTTAACAATCTCAAACCAAGACTATTACCAGTAGTACCAACATTTCTATTTCTAGTAAGAAAATATATTATACCTCGAGCATCTACTGTAAATAATGCTTCCAAACATGCAGACATAGAGGGATCATTTCTGTGATTCAAAATATCTATATCTGTAATTGTCGTAAGATCACCACGAGCTGTCATATCATTTGATAATGTGATAAAAAACGCACGGCTATGTTCTATATTTTCAACCACAATATTATTTTCACAATATTTATCTTGTGTATTTAAAATTTTACTCGTGTTTGTATCGATTGTAGTAATAATATTTCCTTGGTACATAACTTTAGTTGACATTAGGAAACCTCCCCGTTATAAAAAACCATCGAAGATCCATTAGGATTTATCCATACATTGACAGATGAATCAATTGGAGCGGTAGCACCAATATATACGCCAGAACTGCCAGTGGGACCAGTAAACCCTCTTGGTCCAGTAGGACCAGAAGCACCTCTCGGACCAGCAACAAGTCCGTCTGCTACCAAAACTTGCAAAGATATTTTAGTATCAGAACTCACAATAACCGCACCATCTTGTGATACGGTATATTTTGCGTGTATGCCCTCAAACGGTGTTCCATCTGTCAATCTAAGTTGTACTAAAATGTCTTGTGTGGCAACCCAACCCCCAGATTCTGCTGTCATTTCGTTAGTATAGGGAGCAGAGCTTCCGGTCCATCCAGAATTTTTATCTATATTGTAAGAATGAATATTATACCCAGCTATTTCAGTTCCCTCTATTTGAGCAAACTGAAGAGTGACTTTATCCCCATTATCTTTTGTAAATATTACTGTTCCAGTTGGCCCAACCTTTGCGTCAACAAATGATTCTGGATTAAGAGGACCGACTGCGCCGGTAGGTCCTGTTGGTCCTGTATTGCCGGTAGGTCCTGTTGGTCCAATAGGCCCAACATCCCCAGTAGGACCTATGTTGCCCTGTGGGCCAGTTGCTCCGGTCGCACCCGTTAAACCTCTCGGACCAGCAACAAGTCCGTCTGCTACCAAAACTTGCAGTGATAATTTTATATCGGACGTAACTTCTATATCCCCATTTTGAGAAACTGTATATTTTGCACGAACTCCTTCATATGGTGCTCCGTCTGTTAAACGTAATTGAACAAGAACATCCTGCGTTGCTACCCAACCACCCTTTTCAGCGGTCATTAAATTTGTATATGGACCTACCCCCGTCCAATCCAAATCTTTGTCTATATTATAAGAGTGAATATTATATCCCGCAATATCCGTTCCTTCAATCTGAGCAAATTGTAAAGTTACTTTATTCCCATTATCTTTTGTGAAAACTACGGTGCCAGTAGGCCCCACTCTAGCATCTACAAAAGCATTTTTATTTAATGGTCCAGTTGGACCAATTGAGCCCGTAGGACCAGTGGGGCCAACTGGACCAGTGGGTCCCGTAGGCCCGGTAGGACCGATATCACCTATTGAGCCCGTAGGACCTATTGGGCCTACGGGACCTGGCAAACCTCTCGGGCCTGCAATCAGACCATCAGCGACTAAAATTTGTAAAGAAAATTGTTTATCACTAAAAATAGTTACTGTTCCATCTCCCGCAACGGTGTATTGAGCATGAACACCTTCAAAGGGAGTAGGAGTGAGAAAGCGCATTTGAACAAGTAAATTTTGGCTATCAATCCATCCGCCGTCTACGGCGGTCTTGCTATGTTTGTACACATCCCCATCTTTTGTCCATTCCGACTCTAAAATAGTATAAGAATGAATACTATATCCAGCGACAGCTGTTTCGTCAAAATAAGCAAGATCTAAATTTACCTGTTGTCCATTATGTTTTGTGAATGTAACTACGCCAGTCGCTCCTATTGTAGCCTTCACAAAAGCCTCATCATCAATTGGCCCCGTAGGCCCTATTTCGCCATTTTCTCCTTTTTCTCCTTGTGGTCCAGTAGGACCAGAAGCACCTCTCGGACCAGCAACAAGTCCGTCTGCTACCAAAACTTGCAGCGCTATTTTCTTGTCAGTTACTACAACCACATCGCCATTGGTATTTACTTTATATTCTGTATGCACACCCTCAAACGGCGCAGAATCATCAAAGCGAATTTGCACTAAAATATCTTGAGTTGCAACCCAACCACCATCAATTGCTGTTTTGATGTAAAAATATGGCTCATCTCCAGTCCAATCATCTTCTGTTATTCTATAATTATGAATATTATACCCAGCTATTTCAGTTCCCTCTATTTGAGCAAACTGCAAAGCTACCGTTTCGCCGTTCTCTTTAGTAAATACAACGGTACCCGTTGGATATACTTTTGCATCCACAAAAGCATCCGGATTAACCGGACCTTCCGGCCCAGCAGGTCCTGCAGGACCAGTTGGGCCAACTCCACCAGTAACAACAGTGGTTTGCGAAGAAGAAGGTAAAGAAATATTGTTAACAGCTGTATTTATCATACGTTGTATTTGCACCATATCTGTTCCAGATACAACATCTGTCGTCTTGGGATTAAATTTTGCAACTATAAAAGAGTTGGACAAATTGTTTCTTATTAAATATAATAACGCATTATCACCCTTTTGAAAGTTATATCTTGATTCGTTAATAATGTTTTTTATAATATTATTTCGATCTGGTAAAACAAATACATTCAAAGTGCCATCATCATTAACGCTATCTATCTCACAGACCGCATCTGTAGACATCTTATTTATCTGCTGTTTTACAATTGTTTTCGTTGCATCTACAATAGCTCTAACGTCCAATTTTCCTCACCTTCTTTCTTAATTATTATATCTTTCACAATTATTTAAGTACCCATGATAATATTCCATTCTTAGATGTTAAAACATAAGTTCGACCATTATCGGGAGGAGGATCTAGCGCCATTGTGACTGGAACAGCATAAGACGTAGTTATTGTTTTTCCTGTCGGAGTACCATTACTATCTACTTCATCATATGTAATTGTAACCGATGTGCTTGTGCCGGTTCCGACATATATGGAACCTTTATTTTCTAACAAATTTTTATTCTCCATAGACAATCTCATTGCCTTATATGGTAAATTAGCCGGAATTGCACCGGCTTCATTGCTATTGCTATCAATCGCCATTATTCTTTACACCCCTTGATTAATTAATCACTTTTTTTGTTTTTATAAGAAAAAAGAAAAGTTATGCAAATTAGATAGAGTTAAAGATGTTTGTCCTCCATAATCTAAAGAAAAATTAACGCTCTGAATTAAAAAACGTTCTTTTTTAAATTTAAAAGTATTGCCCTCTGTTACTGTAACAATATTATTTACTGTATGTATGGGATTTATCCTTGTTTGTATTGGTAAAGATGTACTTATCACTATTTTTTTTCTCAATTCATAATTTGCCCTTTCTTTAGCCAATATATCATCAGTTATGTTTGAATCGTTAACAATATCCCCGACTTTCAACCCTATTCTATCTATATTAATCGGCGACTCTGGATCTTCATTTACCGATTTTGCTATACATATATGTCCATTAACATTAGCACCCACTACATAAATACAATTAACAACATCATTAACATTGAATTGAAAACTTTCATTTGCCATATTTTCTATAGTTAAATCATCTATTACTGGTTTACTCCAATCTTCAATTGTCTCTGTTGTTGGTACGATATTTAAAACACCTTGCACGTCATAAAATATTTCGGCAGATAAAATATCGGCTATTTGTAAAAGTAAAGAGCTCCATAAACCGCCAGATGGAATTGAAAGTTTTATAGGTAGTTTCATTCCTTTAAAATTTTTATGAAAATACATTGGTTTAGGATCAAGAATAGCCCCCTTGTAAAGTGGCCGATTTTGTATGTCGCGAATTATTTCCTCAATATCTTCACCGACGTCTATTTCGGTTGTCACTGGCGAACTCCCTTGTCTTCCTTCAAATATAGAAAATTTATCAGAACAATTAATAGATACCGTCTCATCATTAGAGGTTTTAGAAGGATCAATGTTGTTTATAACAAAAACTCCTTTATCAAACCATATAACATCTCCTTCATATGGAGGAATTTCCAAACCAACCTGAAGTGAAAGTTTTGTATTTACCCAAAATTTATTAATCGACGGATTATATTTTCCACTATTGTTATTTAATGTAAAACTCAGGGTGCGCCTTGTTCCATTTTGATAATTCTCTCCGTAACTACCTCCTGATAAAACATCTTTCGGTGGTATTTGCTCTTTAATTGTTTCATCTTGATTTAATATAAACAATCTAAATCTCGGAGAAATTGTTTTACTCCTTAAAATCTTATTTATGTTGTGAAATATTGTCAACATTATTAGAATAAATTGTATAATTTATTCTATCATAAGAATTTAATATGATACTATTTGTGTATTCCATTCCATCGCACCACTCTTAATCATATGCTTGATATATCATATATTTTTTAGGATCGTCAATTTGTGTCCAACTAAAAGATATAGATATTGGCATCTGTTGCCAACTTTCTTCGATTCTATATGAAGGATCGGAAATTTGTATAATAAAAGATTGACCCTTTTCATCTCTCAATAATTTTGGATTCCTAGAATAACAAACAGACATCCATTTTTCTAAAAGATCCATAGATTCATTAGAAGACATATCTTTAAAACCAAGTTGAGATGCCGATGTATTTCCGGCGCAACTATATCTGTTTAAAGACTCTTTGTATCCACCTATATTTATATAATTCTGTTCTTCTTTTACCCAGCCCCATACACCATCTGAATTTTGTTTATATACATAATGGCTATTCGTATAATCGGCATTTATAATATCTCTTCCTATTAAGCACTCCACGTTTCCATTTGCGAAATTTTTTAACCCATGACTAAAATTAGGAAATTGTGCCAATACATCTTGTTGTGTTTTAGATATTTGCTGAGAAAATTGCCCAGATGATATATTGTATTTAAACTTCCACACATCTTTTGGATCCGCTGTATAAACATATTCTGTATCTGTTGCATGCATTTCTACAATGCTCCATCCTTGCCAATTTGTACTAAATGCAAAAATTTGTCCATCAGCATCTTCTACTCTACCTCCGGAACTTAATAGTTGAGAAGTACGAAAAGAATATTTATAAGTTCTATGATTAGAAATATTATAATCTCTAATATTTTTTTGATTAGCATTTAAAATAACGGGGGACCAAAGTGCTTCTTCCATGGGTTTGTTATTAATTCTGTCATACCAAATTTCTTTTTTATAAACAGAAGTTGTAAAAAAGGAAAGAGGAATGTTAGTTAAGCCTTCCATATTTCTGGTAGATAAAAGTTTATTGTCTTCATTATAAATATCTTCAAAATTAACCGCATATATAATGTTTTTATCTTTTTTATCAATTTCTGCAAGCAAATTTTGAGAAGATAATTTGCTATTATTTTTACCAGAAATACCAACTAAATCAGTCTTTTTTGCTTGTGAAACATACAAATATGATATATTCTCAACATTATCTGAGTAATTTCGCGGCATATTTAACCCTACTTTAATTTTCATAATAGTCCCCCTTCCTTATATGCTTTGATATATTTGCGTTCTTATATTATCTTCTGAATTTTCTAATAAGTTCCCATTCTCGTCCATAGTAATTTTTATAGCAAAGTTTTGATAATTAGAAGGATTATCATTTACTTTACTTGAGTACAACTTCTGAAAATGATTCAATTCAGTATTGGTATATAAATCATCTTTTTCCGTACTTTCGATTTTATATTTAGATATAGTAATGGATCCATTTACATTAAGTGCACCCAATGCCCAACTTAAACCTCTTGAATTTGTCCTACAATCCCCATCGTTCCATCTATAATCATCGTTCGCAAAAGTGATCCTATTTGTATTTGATTCATGCCACACATCATTACTGTCATAACAAATAGTAATATTTCCATACAAAGTCTCGTTAGAATTTGTCTGTGGTCTGAACAAAATTTTAACAGATTCTGGAACAGTTTTATAATCAGTCCAAACATTTTTAGTAGAAGATTTTATAACTGGCATAATCGAAGTTGTATCATCTATATAATATGCATATTGATAACTATCAGAAGTTGAAATATATGCATAATTTTCGTTTGCCAATATGTTTTTTTTAGAAACTACACCAGAATGGACAACATCTGCCGTACTTTCCGTGTCTGATAATTTATTCCACTCGCCATTTAAATATCGCGTATTTCTACCATTATATAAATATTTAGAAGGTTCAATACTTAAATCGGATTGTTTATAGACTACAGTAAAAGGTCCAACCGTTGCATTCCAATCCGTTATACTTGTATTCGGGCTTAAAAAACTCCAAGAAGATATAATTGGGCCAAATCCTTTATTCATCCAAGAAGGAGAGGAATTATTATCTGATGTTAAAA